GGATTTCACGTATTGCATCATTGTGATAATCCGAGTTGCTGTAATCCATCGCATTTATTCTTAGGAACAAATCAAGACAATGTGATTGATAAAGTAAAAAAACGGAGACAATCTCATTTACCTTATGGTGACTTACACTTTGGACATAAATTATCTTTAGAACAAGTAAACGAAATAAGACAATCAAGTGAAACGTGTAGAAAACTTGGTAAAAAGTTCAAAGTATCATCTGGACATATTAGCAAAATTAAAAGGGGAGAAAGAAGAAACCGTATTACTTAATAACTTGCAATTCCTGCCATGGACAGTCCGTTAAGTTCACCTGCTTTTATTTTTTCCCAAATTTGCTGATCTTTAATACGCAAGGATAATATCCAGCCTCCCTTTTTTACTGTAGTAATTGTACCATCAGGTGATACAATATCATAAGTTACAGGTGCTATAAAGTTTTCCAATATCTCAGACTTAACCACTTTTCCAGAATGATTAAGATGTATACGTCTTGCATTTACAATGTAATCATAACACGCTTTTGATATTTCAAGTGCATCTGTAAAATCTGACTGCGAATCAATAATATCAGGTTCGTACACAATTCCAGTACAAATCATTTCATCTTCAGACTTTACAATAACCTTAATTTGTTTAGTCAATTGTTTTGGCATTTTAGTAATTTCTGTTACCTTACCTTCTGGTGGTACACGTATTTTTAGCGATGCTCTATACGTTTGCCAAAATGGACTCATATAATCTTTCGTACCAACTTTAGGGGAATTGAACTCAAATCCTATTGCTCTTGCGATCCTTACAAAATAAGTAAGAACATCTTTCAATGTCCAATCATCATAAGGTTTTTCTGCAATAACTTCTTTGTAAACATTATTACCTAACTTATTCAAACTATCCAATAAAGCATCGTGACTATCGCTAGGATTTGCAATCATTGACTCTAACAAATCTTTATCTGCAATTCCTGATGATCGATATTCATGTTTAGGATATCCTGAATCGTTTTCAACAATCACTTTCTTAACCTCAATTCCACGATTAGTCATTTCTTCTACAAGAATATTTTCAGACTTATTCAATACCTTCCAATCGATATTTACGAAAGTAGAATCACTCTTTTCAAGATCATGGTACTTAATCCTGAGTTGTTTTATTCTAAGATTAAGATCATGTAAATCAGGAATACTACATAACTTTATACTATCTAAATTAATTGATTCAACAAGCATTGTTTATCCTTTCATATCATACTATCATTGACTTTATCTGATATTTATGCTATAATTATTACTTGTAGTGGCTGATCCAAGTAATTACTGGACCATCATTAGTAGCCACTACAACCTTAACTAATGGAAAAATTATCATGCGCATATCCATAAAGAAACACGGATTTACACAAGTCTCACATACCGTATTTGATTTAATCATTCCAACATTAACTTTAACAGAACAATCAATATTTTTAAGAATTTATAGACAAACTGTTGGCTGGAATAAACCATCTGACAAAATATCTACTTCACAATTTAAGAAATTTACTGGAATTATTGATCATAAACCAATAGATCGTGCAATTAAAAACCTTGAATTATCTAAATTAATAACAGTAATAAGAATTAAAGGCAAAACAAATGAGTATGAAATCAATTGGACCAATATTTCAGAAATGTATCCTAATAATAGTGACTAGGGTTATTTTAACCCATGACTAGGGTTCTAAAGGGGGGTAGTTTAGTCTAAACTAGGGTTATTTTAACCCATACAAAAGAACTCCTAAATAACATATACAAAAGAACCCATTTTTTTAGGAAATTAATATAACACACCAATACAAACATACGTACATATAGAACTACTAATAAGAGAATAGAGAGAAAAGTTCCACTAAAAGAAATATCTATTTTCTGCTCAGACATATCTCTGTAAACACTTATCAAGATAAATACTATTTCTTCGAAATATTCGGTGCTTTCATGGAAGCTTCTAATAATTCTAAAGGCATAACACTCCTACTAGCGAAATGATAATCAAATATTTTGTCAGGCAATACATCCTGTCCATTCTCTATTCGTAATTCATTAATTGAAACTAAACCGTTTGTCAACCTAGATATTTCCATACGCTGATTTTCTGACTCATCGTTTATATCTAAATCATTAAACCTAAACTCATAAATAGATGAATTAATAATGTCATTCATCATACGTTCCAAATCGTCCTGACATGGTTCGATGACTGAATTCTTGTAAATATTATTAAGTTCTTTAGCAGTAGAACCAGACAATTTACCAACTACTGCAGTACCTATTCTATATGGTGGCACACTATATACCGACAACAAGTCATCACGTAATGAGTCTAAATATAGACGAAACGATCCTTCACGAGCTTGTGTAGATATTGGAGTAAAAGTAGCTTTTCCTTCTCTTGGAGTCTGTAACACCAGTGTTTTGTGCATATTTGCAGCGCCTTTAAGTTCTGTATTAATAAATTTATGTATCAAATCACTAGCATCTAAATCCCACTCCCCTTCAAGAGTAACAAGATATGCAGGAATACCTAAGTTCTCAAAATATGATAAATTGTAATCACGAATTCCTATCATAGACACAACATGACCAATTGCTGAAACAAGTGGCGGTGCACCATACCAAGTTGACTTGGGATAGTATTGACGCATAAAGTATATCTCATTTGCTTTCTCTATTTTACTAACGTAATCAATATCATTCTCATCAAGCTCAGTATTTATCACATTACCAGTATTTACATCAATATCTGGAATTGAATTATTTTTTGTAAACTTCTTAAACCATGCTTTATCAGTACCAATCTTTTGACAATAACGCTTACCATCAGTAGCAACCCATAATTCTGACGATCTTACATGTAATATTCCAGATGGCTTACCACGACTACCACCATTACCACGTAATATTTCTGACCCACAATAACCTATAAGCTTTAAATCAATTATCATTGCTTCCATAGTTTGACGAAAACTCATATCTTCATTTGGATGATCTAGTAATAATTCAATCCTCTGTCGTTCTTCTCTATTTTCCATTTCATTCTTTTTAAGTTTGAGTTCATGACCAAGTCCAGCACTATCAGTACCTATTTGATTAATTGTTCTATATAATGACGGTGATTCATCATAAAGAGAGAGAAAACTTTCTGGATTAAACGGTTTTTCAGCTAACCCATTTTCTAATATCCACGCTACTTGATTCTCATGTTTCTGTTTACTTTCATTAGTTTCAGATTTTTGTAAATCAGTTAACGAAACAAAATTACCTGCTGTTGTTACAATAAAACTTTCAGAAACTTTCCCTTTTCGTTTAGATTGCTCTTCTTGTATTACCAATTGACGTACTTCTTCTTTTAGTTTCTCTATATCTTTTTGTCTTAATATTTTCATTCAGCATGCCTCCATTGCATAATTCGTCCTTTTCTATAATATACAACCCCCATACTATTAGACATCATAATTGCATCGAAATCATCGGGTGAATCTAAACCTCGCCTTCTCATATCTTCTTTTCCTTCAATCTGTATTTTACTGTCAGAATGGATCTCATATTTTATTGATGAACCTTGACTTTTCAATACTATATCGTTTGGCAAAGATATTTCACCATTTTGCATTTTTGTACGTAATCCCCAATATGCCTCTGCTCTACGATTAATATAACGTTTTGGATTATTTGCACTAGAACCACCAACAAAAGATAATATTTTATCTTTTCCATGTAATTCACATAATCTATCAAAAGCTCCTGCTCCAAGCCCAACACTATCACAAATAACGGACTTCGGATTATATTCTTCTATATAACTTCCAATAATACCACACACTGGCATTAAATCAGGGGTATAATTACATCGATATATTATCTCATTATATCCACCTTGTGTTAATGAAACAACAGTAAAATCCTTTCCTGTTCTAGCAAAATCAACACCAAGGACAATATCCCCAGATGGTTCAATCTCAGCAATCATAGCAGATTCAAGCATCGCATAAGAAAATAAATAATAATCTTCAATTGCAAAGTCCCAATCACCATTTAAATATT